TCTGCTTTTAAAGTTAAATCACCAGCTTCCATTAAATTATAAAACATATCATTTCTTGCAAATTGGCGACCAACTGCAAAATTCATTAATACGCCATTAAGAGAAGATAATTCCATATCAAAACCTTCTACTGCTTTGATTAATTCATTAATATGCTGTGTTTGAATTAGAGGGTCAGCAAGTGATGCTTTTTCTACTAAAACTTTACGCTGGGGCTGTAATCCATCACGCCCAATATCATACTGGTAATTGGTTAAATTATCAGGTTGTCCTCGTAGCGATTGAGCTGCTACTGAAAGCTGTTCGTTTTGGTTAAGTGGAACACTTAAGACGGCTAATGCTTTTGTAATATTTGGAATACTAATTAACTGACTGGTTGGACCTTGAATAGCCTGTAAATTTACAAGTCGTGTTTGGGTAGTTGCTAAATCTAATCTATAACCACTTGATGAATTAGCAGCACGAAGGTCAGCAGCAACAACGCTTTCGTCCATATCAACCCGTTTAATATTATATTGTAAATTGGAAATAGTAAAATTGACTACATTTCTACCTGCTTCTATAAGTGTATCCCTTGTTGGAGCATTTGTGCGATTTGCTATAGTTGGAAATAATACATTAGTTCTCTCATTTTCTTCTACAAAAAATCCAAATCCTTCTAAATTATTTCTAAAAGCATAAGATTGTGGAAGACCTGAATCTAATGCAGCTGCTCCACCTGTTAATGTAGAAACTTCAACTTCATTTCCAACACCACCAACTAATGGTTTTTCAGGAAGGAAAAATATTCTTGCACCTTTATTTGCATTACCAGCACCTGGTGTTTTAGCAATACCTGTAATAATACCTAAAGGTTTTTTGGAAGCTGCTTTTTTAGCTGTATCAGCAATATATAATCTATCACCTACTGAAAAAGGCATTAATACATTTGGGAAGCAAGTTGTATCATCATATCCCATTTTACCTGGTGCTTGTTGATTTACTGCTTTGATTGGGTCACGAGCAGAGCCAGTTCCAAAGATGCCTAAATCACCTGATGTATGAGCTGTTATTTGTAATGCGGGATTTGTAGAACCCAAGTCTATATGATACTGGTCATTAGCATTTGAAATTCTTAAACCACCAAGTAGATTAGCATTAGCAGATACTGTTAGGGTTGCCGCTGCAGGAGTTCCACCTGCGGGTGTTCCAATTGTTAGTGCTTGACCTGCTTCAGGTTGAGTTTGACCTTCAGCTAAACAAAACCATTCAGCTCCTGAAATTGGACCAGTCGCAGCACCACCTGTAATAGATACTATTTGGACAAAACCTACTATTTGACCACCAACTGCAGCACTATAAATAAAACCTACTTTATAACCATTTCCTGGTGTTGTGTAGTCAAATGCTTGAAGTTCTGGGTCGCCACCAGCAGCAGCAATAAATACTGAACTATCAAATATATTCATATCTTTTGGTAATACCATGTTATTTATTCCAATACCCATAGAACCAGTTGTGAATTCTAAAGCACGGCGATAATCTTCCATCTGTATTTCGGTGCGAAGACCATTAAAAACAGCACAAGGAATAAATTTATCACTATCATAAAAATCAGTTTTAATAGTTCCGCTAAATTGAACTGATTTGGCTGTATCAGGGGCAACAACTGTTCCAGCTGCATAACTATCAGCTGTTGGTTTCCAATATAAATTTTGATCTATAGAATTATTGGGCTGAACACCCTCAAATTCCGCTCTATAATTATCTACAGATGTAGTTTTTGTATATTGAAATTTCTGTGCAACTAAAGTATTGTATTGTATAACTTCTTCTAAAAGGTGTGAATTAGTTACATCATAAGTTCTAACAACATTAAAAAGAGAATGAAGTCCAGCATCACGGGATGGAATTGGATTTCCACGCCCTTCCATTTTTATTGAAAATGAAAAATTGGATTGACTTGGAAGAAAATATCCAACATAGTTTGGAATTAAAAATCTAACATTACGATTTTGATTTTCACGAGTAATGTCTTTTTGATTTTCTGGTTTTATTACAATTGTTTCACTAATTATTGGGGCTGTGGTAGGCACATCGGTGAGATCCATTTTTATATATTAATAATAAAATATTTTTTTATTAATATATTTTTTTATTAATTAATTTGGATTTTGAATTTGAATTTGCGATGCTTCTAAATTTACAACATTTCTATCTAATTCAATACACCCACATTTCACTCGCTTACATCTACTTTTCAAAAAATAAGTAAGCACTACTCCACTACATGCTGAAATTGCTCCTACAAATGTTAAAATAAAAGTCCCATGTTTATCTATAAAATCAGGTTGAGGACCACAAATTTTATCAGGATCTATACATTCTACAGGACAGCTTATCATTATTCTTACATATTATTATTTTCTATTTTTTTTTCATCTAAATTTTTTACCCTAAATATTAATTCAGTTGGGTGTTTTAATCCTTCAACTATTTTACCTGTATTTATTTCACGCAAACGGAATGATAAATTATATAAAAATTGTTCTGTGGGTAAATCACATATTACAGGTTGAGAATATGGTGCATTATATCTAAAATGTAATTCAGGTTTGTTTGAAACATCTGCATCTTCTAAACTTGGTATTATTCCTACAATTGGTAATCTTGAACCTACCCCTACTTGCTGATCACGAACATTATAATCTTTTGCAATATATCCATCAATTGGAATATTATTTACTTCTACTGCTATACTTGGTAATTCAGGAATTACATTTGGAGCAGAAGCACCACTAAATACAGCAGGACTTGTAAAACCAGCTTCTTCTGTATAAACACTATGTAATCCTATATCTGCACCTAAACTTCCACGATTTGGTCGCACTTCATTTTCTCTTATTTGTCCTGGATCTAATGGATATGTTTCTCCATTATCTACTATTTCAAAACCTGTTGTTTTAGTTTTTAATACTATTTGGGGTCTATGATTTTCATCAATAGTACTGGGAAAAGGCGACATCAATTCAGGTTGAGTTGCTCCTAATGATAAAAATTGTAAATTCTTATTATAATTTCCATTTATACCTTTAACAATTCTATCACCTTGAAAATAATTACGATTTGAATTATATTCTGTTAATTTACCAGCAATTTCAGTATCTTCATTTTCAGGAGGAATAGTACCTTCTAATGTTTTTGGATATTGTGATATACTTAAATGTAAAGGAAATGTTCTTGACTTTTGTGTAAATTCAAATTTTTTGAATGCTGGACCGCTTGGAATTTGTCCTTGAACTTTATCGCCTGTTTTCATTAAAAGCACTTCTTCTTGGAAAGTTGCTCCTCCATCTTTTGAAAAAGAACATTTGATTTCTTGTTGATATATTCCTTTTTGAATAAATTTAATTTTAATTCTGCTGTCGTCATTTACTTCAAAATCACTTGTCCAGTTAGTGGGTGCTACACCTGTTGTATAGTTTAAACTATTCCAAGTTCCTGGTCTTGCTTTTAAAAGCACTACATCATAATTTCTATTACCACCATAGTTAGAAAAGAAATCTGTTATTGCTCCTTCATTTGCAAAAGCAGTTGTTGTAGGTTGAAATTGTCTTATTTCAAATTCTACAAATTTTTCAGTTGTATTATTATTACTTAAAGGTTTTAGTTTTACAGATATGTCTTTAGAATAATTACAAGGATAAGGAGGAACAGAACCAATAAGATCATCTATTCCTTTTTGTGTTGCTTGAAAGATTTGGTCATTTACTAAACCAACTTCTGTAGGAAGATATTGATGTATAAGTTCCGCTTCATCAAAAGTTGCTTGATTTCCTAATAAATCCCTATCATCTACATCTACAAAAGCACATAAATCTTTTACTATATCTTCTTCAAGTGTTGAACCAAGATTTTCAATTACAAAAGTGGCTGGGTCATTTAGAACTAATGGACCTGCTGATGATGTTAAATCAATATGTTCTCCGCCGTCCATTAAAACTATTTCTTGCACTTCTCCATCAGCATTTACTTCTTCAATTCTATATACAGGCATTTTATAAATATCAGGTTCTCCAGCTTTTTGTAAAAGTCCTTGCGTCATTCCTGCTAAAGCAGTTAGTCCAAATGTTCGGTTGTTAAATCTACCTATTGTTCCTTGTATATATCTTATTTTAGTTCCATTAATTTCTTTTTCATTAGGTGGTTGTAGAATATTTCCTAAATTAATTGCTTCATCATCTTTTACTTGAAGACCAAAAACTAAAGGGCTGGTGCTTAATCTAAATTTTAATTTTTCTCTTTCTTGACCTACAAATTTTAAAGTTGATGTAGATGTTTCTGCAGGAGTATCATGTAATTGAATTGTAAATGCACGATTAGGTAATGGTTGAGTATCAGTTACATTAAAAATCATATTACCATTAAAGGTATTTTTGTAAAATTCTCTTCTGCGATCATCAAACATATCTGTATCATTTCTTGGTGGAAAATTTAAAGTAAATTCACCACGAGTATAAGGTCTTCCTCGTTTTTCATTATTTATATTTGTAGCAGGAGTAATAAAAATACCATTTTTTTGACTATGGTTAGATACTCTTCCAACATCATCTGTATAATGAAATAATAATTCATCTGCTATAAAACTATCTGCAAAAGTGGTTGGGTCATATTCTGTTCCTTCAACATCTGCTTCTAAAGTTAAATAAACTTCATCACCTGTTGCTGGAGAATATATTGGACTTCTCTCAAAAACTTCTGTTGGTTTTATTATATATTGAACTTCACCACCGCCTTCAAAAATACCTATGTCTTTAGTAACCGTATTAAAAAATTTATCTACATTTTCATTTCCTATATCCATTCCAAAATATGATGCACCTGAATATTCAACATCTAATCCAAAAACCACCGCATTATCTACTACATCTACTGATGCATTTGCAACATCTTCATCATATACTGGTGTTATTGAAAGTTTTTCATCGCCACTATCATAATTATAATTATTTATTCGTCCTCCTCGTGTTAGTAATAGGTCTTCAGTAAGTATTTCAGTGGAACCTAAATCAGGAGTATCTACTCTTTGAAATCCTATATTAAATTTACCACTTGAACTATCAAATGCACACAGCCACCCTCTCCATGCATTACAAGGTGCGGCATCATTTAAACTATCTTCAATTGCTATTGCTAAACTATTAAAAGTATAAACGCCTGGTGGAACTTGTGCAGAATACATTTCTCCAGCTTCTATTGGACCTAAACGAAATAATAAAAGATTATTTGGTGCTGATATAGTAATTTTATTATCTTTACGAATTACTGAACTTACAAGTTCAATTTCAAATTTCTTAACTTTAATGGGTTCATCTAATTGATTTTGAAAAAGTGCGGCTGTTAAATCAATCGGTTCATTACTATCTTTTTGGGCTGATGTAGCACAAAGAAACATTTATTATATCTAAATATTTTATTTTTTTTAATATAAAATGAAATTATTAAAAATTTCAAAAAGTGATAAACCTGAAAAAAAATATGTTGCTGTTTTTGAAAAGGAAGATGGTAAGAAAAAGAAAACTTACTTCGGTTCTGCTGGAATGGACGATTACACGATTACAAAAGATAAAGAACAGCGTAAAAGATATAGACAGCGACACAAGAAAGATTTATCTACAGGTGACCCTACTCGTGCTGGTTTTTTATCCTATTATATCCTTTGGGGCGATAGTACTTCTATAAACGAAAATATAAAAGATTATAAAAAAAAATTTAATCTTTAATATTATTATAAAATGATTAAAGCACCTGCTGAAAAAAAGAAGGAAGTTTTTGAAAAAAAACCAAAAGCTACTAAAGTCAAACCAAAACCAAAACAGGGAGAGAAAGATGAAGAACAACTATATGATAATTTAAAAATAAAAGAAGGAGGACTTCGCAGTTCTCTCAAAGTTGATAAAGATTATAAATTTACAAAATCTAAATTATCACCTTTATTGAAAAAAGAAGTTGGAACTACATTTAAGTTTGAAGGTAGAAATATTAAGATGACTGAAAAAATAAAGAAACAAGTTCGTTTAGCGATAAATATGATGAAATAATTATATTATTATATATTAAATGAATTTAATACAAGGTGATTGTCTTGAAAAAATGAAAGATATTAGTGATAATTCAGTTGATTTATTATTTTGTGATTTACCTTACGGACAAACAAGTTGCAAATGGGATTGTCTTATTGATTTAGAATTATTTTGGAAACAAGTTAATAGAATTTGTAAAGCAGAATGTCCTATGTTTTTTACTTGTAGCACAAAATTTGGAGTAAGTTTAATAAATAGTAATCCAAAGAATTTTAGATATGATCTTGTATGGGTTAAATCTGCTCCTTGTGGTTTTTTAAATGCTAAAAAGATGCCTATGAAAAAGCACGAAATGATTTATGTTTTTTATCGTAAATTACCATTTTATGATTTAAGCTCTCATAGTCATAAATTTTTAAAAGAACAAGTAAATCCAAGAAAAGAAAAAGATGCTGATACATTATATCCAAATAGATGTGAAAAAGCAACTATTAATAAATATGACCCACCATTACCTAATAGTGTAATAAAAACAGAATTATATTCAAGTGAAAATAAAGAAGAACCGAGAGAATTATATAGAAATAAAGGGGATATGTATGACCCACCATTACCTAATACTTTATTAGAAATAAAAAGTGAAAAAGGCAAACACGCCACTCAAAAACCAATTGGTTTAATAGAATGGTGTTTGAAATATTATTCAAAAGAAGGTGATACAATATTAGACCCTACTATGGGTTCAGGAACAACTGGTGTTGCTTGTAAGAATATGAATAGAAATTTTATAGGAATAGAAAAAAATGAAAAAATATTTAAAATTGCGGTTGAGAGAATTAATAGTTGATACAATCTGTTCCCCTTAATTTTTCATTATACATATCATTAATGGTTTAATATATCCTATTTTTGTTTCATCATCACAAGAACCATCATCATTTAAAAATCTAAATCCTTTATTTGGCTTTCGTAAAAATCTAATTTCCACATTTTCTTTTTTATAAAAAAAATCGTGAAAATATTTGGTATGCGTAGAAGCTGGTAGAAGAAATACAAATGTTCCTTTACTATTATATGCTTTTTCTACAAATTTTCCAATCTTACCATCAAACAAAGGGTGAATGTATGCTACTTCATTATTCCAATCTTTTGTTAAAGCATCATCTTCAATAGTATAATATCTTGGTAATAAATGATTTTCATCACTTGCACATACATCTATAGTAAAATCAAATTCTTTTTTTAGATCACTCCATATATCTACAGGTGTTCTTAAATATTTCATAGATTTACTACAAGAAAACGATAATGTGTTTTTATTTATATTCTTTTTCATTATATATTAGAATATAAATAAAAATGATTTAAATAACTAATTATTTGATACAATCTGTTCCCCTTAATCAGTTTCCATATCTAATACTTGCTTGGTTACATCTAAAAGTTTCTCCCAGTTGCTTGATTTAATATTTTTTTTATTTATCTTAACATTTATGGTAATAGTAAATTCTTCTTCTTTTTCTTTTTCGTATTCTACTGCTAAAAGTTGGGGTCTGTCTGTATCTTCTTTGATATGAACTTTTCTCGCTTCTTTTACTACACTTTCCATTTTATATATATAATTATATATTTTTTTTATATAATTATACATATTTGTGTAAAAAGAGTGTAATGAGTGTAATGAATGTAATGAGTGATGTCTATTTTTGGGCTAAATACCTTATATATATAATATATATACATATATATTGTTTTTTTTTATCTTTTTATTTTTTTCATTACACTCATTACACTCATTACACTATAAAAGAAAAAATAAAGAAAATAATAATAAATGAGATGGTCGGTCAGGTATAATCTTTTATTCTTAAAAATCTATTTGTGGGTGTATTGAAACATCATCATTTAAAATCATTACACTACCAGCAGTTTTTCTTTCTATAGTATATTTACCATTATTATGTTTCTTCATTAATTTACCAAAGTATTTATCATTTGAATAATTATTATATCCTCGCCCAGTCATATAAGTTTTATAATCCGCATATAATTCTTTTAATTTGTATTCTCTTTTATAGAATTGATATTCTTCTTCATTAAAGATATATTCAATAAAATCAATAATAGGTTCTTTATTAATTTCGTGAATATCTAATGTTGCTTCTGTAACTACTCTATCATTTACAATATCAAAGTTTTCAATATTTCTCTCTTTTAAAAATTTATAAAATGTTTTAAGTATTTTTTTATCATTCATATCTTTTCGTAATTTTGTAAAATATGCTTTATCATTTTTATGTTTATCACTACATTCCATAATTTGAAAGCGTCTATCGTCTTCATCAATCTTTACTGGATTAATATTATTTGTTGTATAAATATAATTACAATAATCTTTTATTACAACAGGGTCAATACCCTTGAATTCCATAACCACATCTTCTCTCGTTATACTATCTTTTATCTTATCAATAATTGAAAATGTATCTTTTCCAGTTGCTTCATTAAGAACACCTAATATTTTTCCTTGAACTATTCCATTAAAACGCCCACATATTTTTTCAATATCAGGAGTATCAAAAACATATTTTTTTCCTAATAAATTTTTCATAAGTAATTCAGCGATAGTTGTTTTACCAGTCCCTTGACGACCTTGAATAAGGAGACATACATTAGTTTTTTGTTCTGGTCGTTGAATAATATGAGCATAATAATTTAATAAATATTCATATAACTTATCGTCAAAATTAGCAACAACTTTGAAATGATATAAAATATTACTAATATCACCATTAGGTTCAATACAATCATATTCTTTTTGTTCTACCTCAAAACCAGTCCAAGTATTATATACTTGTTCAGGACATAACTTATTATTTGGATAAATACTCCAATCATACCAAGTAGGTATATTCATATCTTCATTAGCATATTTTTCTATAAAATCTCCATATATCCAACCAAAAGCAGTTTTC